GCAAGCAGGTGCACAAGGTGTGGGGCGCGACTAACCCGCCAGACGCTGATACGTTTTGGGAGACCTTGGTGGCCGACCCAGCAGACAACATGCATGTAACGATCCAACCGTCGGGTTTATCCCAAGAGGCGGACTGGGTGCAATACTTGCCGGACGGTTACTATGAGAACCTGTGTGAAGGCAAATCGGAGGATTGGATCGATGTCTACGTCCACGGGAAATTCGGTAAATCGTTATCAGGGCAGCCTGTATTCCGAGCTTTTGATCGAGATACACACGTCGCCAAACAAACCCTCAACCACATCAAGCTACAAACACACCCACTCATCATCGGGATGGACTTTGGACTCACGCCTGCATGTTCAATCAATCAAATCGATGCCCAAGGAAGATTTCTTACCTTCGCTGACTTGGTCTCAGAAGGTATGGGTACGCTACGTTTCTGTCGTGAGAAACTTAAACCTCTACTGGCTAACCGTTTTCCGGGGATGAACGTCCTGATTGTGGGCGACCCGGCTGGTCAGCAGAGAGCTCAGACTGACGAGCGAAGCGTGTTTGACATCCTTAGAGCAGAAGGGTTTCGGGTCATTTCAGCTAAATCCAACAGTGTTGTAGCGCGTGTTAATGCAGTCGACAAGCTGTTAACACGTACGGTGGATGGCAAACCCGGTCATTTGATCGATCCGAGCTGTACACATTTAATTGCTGCATTGCGTGGTGGATATAGGTATAAAATCAGGCAAAATGGGGAAGCGGACGATAAGCCCGAGAAAAATTCCCATTCACACATTGCAGATGCCCATCAGTACGCGTGTCTGCACGCTGATGGAAACGTCACAGGTGATGCGTGGACCCGTAAGGCCGTCGAAGTAAAACGAGTTGACTACGTGTGGACTTAAAAGTAGACTCGGCCCCCATATACTCCCAATATACGAAGTGACGCACATATGCAACTAGGTTTGAACATTACGAATTCGAACGCCCCGGGTACTATTACTACGGGTGGTATGGTCACCATCAAGTCACTAAAAGCGTTGCAGGATGAACAGCGCACAGCCGCGCAGCAGCAGAATTCTCAGCCTGTTGTTCAAGCTCTAGCGGGATATATTCGTAAGACTTGGATGTCATCCATGATGGCCAAGCAGATGACGTCTGAGATCAAAATGTTGAAGTCTGTTCGCGCGCGACGCGGAGAGTACGATCCCGATAAGCTCGCTCAGCTACGGGAGCAAGGCAGTTCCACCATCTACATGATGTTGACATCGAACAAATGCCGTGCAGCATCGAGCTGGTTGCGCGACACGTTAGTAACGGCTTCGGACGAGAAGCCTTGGACAATCAAGCCCGGTGCGATTCCTGACATTCCTCCAAATCAGATCGAGAGCATCATGCAGCAGGCTCAGCAGGAAGTTGAGCAACTCTATGCAGCAGGGCAACCACCTACAGATCAACAAGTGCGCGAGCGTTTGCTTGAGATGAAAGATATGGCGCTGTCTCACTTGAAAGACATGGCTGCACGTACTGCAGAGCGCATGGAAGTCAAGATGACTGACCAGTTGCAAGAAGGCGGCTGGAGTAAAGCATTTAGCGATTTTCTAGACGACATCACGACGTTCCCATCGGCGTTTATCAAAGGACCAGTGGTTCGTAAACGTCCAAGAATGAAGTGGGTACCGACACAAGATGGTCAGTATCAGATTGACGTGCAAGATCAATTGTGCCTCGAGTGGGAACGTGTTGATCCATTTAATATTTATCCTGCAGCGGATGCATCTGATGTAAACGATGGCTCATTGATTGAGCGTCATAAGTTACATCGTGCTGACTTGCAAGCCCTGATGGGCGTTGAAGGTTATAGCGACGGCGCGATCCGCATGGTGCTTGAAGAGTACGGCAAAGGCGGTCTGCGTGACTGGATTTACGTCGACATGAATAAGGCCGCTGCCGAGGGTAAATCGACAATGGGTGTGCAGCAGAACCCATCGCAGTTGATTGATGCACTGCAGTTTTGGGGTAATGTACAAGGCCAGTTGCTACGTGACTGGGGCATGAGCGAAGAAGAAATCCCCGATCCACTGATGGACTATGCGATTGAAGCATGGGTAATTGGCCACTGGGTTATTAAGGCTGTGCTAAATCCCGATCCACTGGGTCGTAAACCTTACTACAAGGCGTCATATGAAGAAGTTCCGGGAGCGTATTGGGGTAATTCTGTTGCTGACTTGTGTCGGGATACCCAAGATATCTGTAATGCGGCTGCGCGTGCGCTGGTAAACAACATGTCGATCGCCTCGGGTCCGCAGGTGGTCTACAACATTGATCGCTTACCACAAGGCGAGAACATCACACAGATGTACCCTTGGAAGGTTTGGCAAGTCACTTCTGACCCAATGGCCGGTGGTGCAGCTCCTATGCAGTTCTTCCAGCCTAGCTCGCTCTCTCAAGAGTTGATGGCTGTGTACGAGAAATTCTCCGTGTTGGCTGATGAATATACGGGTATACCCCGATATATGACGGGCGACAGCGCCGCAGGTGGTGCAGGCCGTACAGCTACAGGTATGAGCATGCTCATGTCCAACGCTGGTAAAGCCATCAAGCAGGTGATTGCGTCTATCGACGAGAACGTAATTCGTTTAGCCATCGAGCGTTTGTATTTCTACAACATGCGCTACGGGAATGACCCAGACTTGAAGGGCGACGTCAATATTGTTGCACGCGGTGCTGTGTCGTTAATGGTCAAAGAGCAAGCCCAGATGCGTCAGAATCAGTTCTTGCAGATTGCCTTGTCTAACCCGATGACTGCGCAAATCGTAGGCGTGGAAGGTATTGCAGAGCTCTTGCGTCAGTCTGCTAAAACTCTAGACTTGAACCCAGACAACATCGTGCCACCCATTGAGATCATCAAGGCTCGTATGGCTCAAGCACAGCAGCAAGCGGCTATGCAACAGATGCAGTTGCAGATGGCTCAGCAGAACGGACAAGCGCAAGCTGGCGGTACTCCACCAAACGCGCAACCCGGTGCAACATTACAGAATGGCGCACCCGTATCAAATAATTTCGCTCCGATGAGTGGAGTTAGCTCTTGACAACTGTAAAATGTTGTACATAATCGCACCAACCTAGGAGTAAATCCATGCAAGCAATCAATCCAAACGAGAAGCGCTCGAAAGAGTACGATCAGTCTTCTGCTAAAACAGACGGCATGTCTAAAGGCCCAGCATCACAAGGTGCAGGCGGCAACGATGGCAACATCGTTAATTTAGGCAAGCGTGGCGGAGCTGAGTACACCTCTGAGACTGCTAAGACTGATGGAATGTGTAAGTGACACAAGGAGAAATAAATGGTGCGAGTTGACGAGCGTGTTGCTCGTTGCTTTACACTATTGAAATCGCAAGAGTTTCAACCACTGGTAGAATACTTGCAACTGGTTCATGCAGATACGCTTCAGCGCCTAAGTGAATCAAAAGATAAAGATGAAATGTGTCGGCTTCAGGGCCGCGCATTGCAGGTGAAGGAAACCCTTGACCTTGTTGACACAGGTAGCACTTTGTTAACTAAACTTCGCAGATAGTTCGCAGACCGTAAAGTCGGAGCAGACGATCAAAATTTAAACGTAGTAGCTGACCGTAAGCGATAAGGTAGCAGACCGTAACTGGAGCTGCCTAGCGTAGTCGGAGCGAAGGAGATAGAGATATGGCATTGCCACGTGCTGTTCAACAGCAAGTTGATGACGCTGACGCACTTGTTGCGCAGATGAATGGAAACCAACCTGTAAATCCAGACACTGGGGAACCAATAATCGCAGAACCTCAACCTGCACCCGAGCCACAACCGCAACCGATCTCGCAAGAGCCCGAACCGAAGCCAGCGGTACCTGAAGAAACGTGGGAGCAACGCTACCATTCTCTGAAAGGTAAGTTTGATGCTGAAGTGCCTAGGCTATACGCGCAAGTGCGCGAGATGAATGATCAAATCAAACAACTCGTAGCAGAAAACGCAATAGCTAAAGCGCAGACGCCCCAACCTACTCCGGCCCCGGCAAAGACTCTTATCACTGAACAAGACAAAGAAGCATTTGGTTCTGATCTGATTGATCTGATCGAGCGCGCAACTGAGCAGAAATTAGCGGGTAACCGTGAACTTGAAGCCCAGCTACGAGCAGAGATCGATGAATTGAAGGGCAAGCTAGGTAACGTGTCTGAGCGACAAGTAGTGTCTGATAAGGATCGCTATGAAACTGCTTTGACAAATGCGGTACCTGATTGGCAAACCCTGAATGTAGACCAAGGTTTCTTGAATTGGTTAGCAGAAGTAGACCCTGTTTACGGTATGCCACGCCAGTATGCGTTAACAAACGCGTATGAAGCACTGGACGCCATACGCACGGCCAACATCTTCAACCAGTACAAGAAGACTCTTGCACCTGCACAAAATCAGCCACCAAGACCTAATCTTCAGAGTCAAGTAGCACCGACCCGCTCGCGGACGTCGCCAGCTCCTACGAATCCAAACGTAGACAAGCGCGTATATACCCAACAGGATATAGATG